GGTGAAATAAATCGTTTAATAGTTAACATGCCACCAAGGCACACGAAGTCTGAGTTTGCATCATACTTATTGCCAGCATGGATGGTGGGCCGTGAGCCAAAACTCAAGATCATTCAAGCAACGCACACAGGAGAACTCGCAATTAGATTTGGACGTAAGGCAAAGAATCTAATCGACAGTGAGGATTATGCAAAAATTTTTAAAACAACTTTACAGGAAGACTCCAAGGCCGCCGGTAGGTGGGAAACAGCACAAGGTGGGGAGTATTTTGCAGCTGGAGTTGGCGGTGCGATAACCGGACGGGGTGCTGATCTTCTAATTATTGACGACCCACATTCAGAGCAAGATGCACTGAGCCCTACAGCATTAGAGTCAGCTTACGAGTGGTACACATCCGGTCCACGTCAGCGTCTTCAACCAGGTGGTAAAATAGTATTGGTTATGACAAGATGGAGTAATAAAGATTTAACAGCTAAACTTATAGCTAATCAAAAAGAAGCGAAAGCTGATCAATGGCACGTGGTTGAATTTCCAGCGATCATGGACCACGGATCAGATCCTAAACCAGTATGGCCTGAGTATTGGAAACTAGATGAATTGGAAAAGGTCCAAGCAACACTGCCCACGGGCAAATGGAATGCACAGTGGATGCAAAACCCTACAGCTGAAGAAGGTGCAATATTAAAACGTGAGTGGTGGAGAGTGTGGCCTAACGATTGGATACCAACATTACATCATGTAATACAATCTTATGATACTGCATTTCTAAAAAAAGAAACTGCAGACTACTCAGCTATTACCACATGGGGTGTATTCTATCCAAGTGAGGACGAACCAGCTAATCTAATGTTACTTGATGCAATCAAAGGACGGTATGAGTTTCCTGAACTAAGGAGATTGGCTCTTGAACAATATAAATATTGGCAACCTGAATCTGTTATAATTGAGGCAAAAGCATCGGGTTTACCGCTCACATACGAGCTTAGACAGATGGATATACCGGTTGTCAACTTCACACCATCAAAAGGTAACGATAAACATTCACGTGTAAATGCTGTTGCACCTTTATTTGAATCTGGTATGATATGGTGTCCGGAGCAGAAATTCGCAGACGACGTCATGGAAGAGTGCGCTGCGTTTCCGTTTGGTGATCATGATGACCTGGTCGATTCAACAACACAGGCTATCATGCGATTCAGACAAGGTGGGTTAATACAACACCCTGAAGATTACGTTGATGAAAACGTCGAGAAAATTAAAAGGAATTATTATTAATGATAAATAAATTTATCAGAAACTTTATTGCTAAAAGAGTTGCTGGTCGTTCAGACGACGGCATTATGATAACTTTAACTGATCCTAAAAAAGTAGATTTCCAAGCAGCAATGATGGAAGATTTGTTAATGCGTAAAGGAATTGATCCAAGAGCCATTGGTAGTGAAGCAGAGTTAAAACAAATTTTAAAAGCAATAGCTAGACAAGAAGAAAAAGTTGCAGAGGCAGGAATCAGAAGTACAGAGTCAGCAAAAGTATTTGATCTAGAAGGTAAAGAAATACCAAAGGGTTCACAAATTATGGGCGGTAAAGCAATTGATGATCTACCACCACCAGGTAGCAGAGGCGGACCTGATGATATTGCAGCGCCAGTGCAATCTCAAGAAGAAACTTTAAGAAACATGACTGAGGCAGAAATTAAAAAAAATATAGAAGCACAAAACAAATCTTCTATTGATAAAATTTTACAAAGAAAAAACAGAGAAGATGTTTATGATCTTGATGATTATGACACAACAAACATGTCAGATATTAAAAAAGAAATTATAAGAACAGAAACAAAGTTAGGTAATTTAAATCCTGACCTTCCTGGTTTTAGAGAAAGAGCAAAACCATTAGTAGATAAACTAGAAGCATTACAAAAAAAATTAAGAGATGACAAAGCAAATGGCGGTCGTATTGGTTTTGTAAAAGGTACAGGTCTTAGATTTTTACAAAAAGTATTTGGTAAAGAAAAATTTACAGAAATGAAAACTAGAGATCCTGAGATGTATCAGGGTATGTTAGAAATTGTTGACATGTACAGAAAGAGAGACAAAGAAGGTTTAAAAATGTATCTGCAAAAATTCTTACCACACATGGACGATGCTCAGATAGAAGATTTTATTAGAGGTAGTGATGGCTCAGAAGGTTTAATTGGAGAACTAATTAGACTGGGCAGTGGTCGAGATTATGCAGGTAAAATTGAAATGATAAAACGAGCAAACGAAATGAGAAAACTTGATAATCTAGAAGTTACCGATGACATGATTCGTAAACCAAATGCAGACGGCGGTATTATGCGTGTCGGTTTAAAAGACGGCATGAACAGAAGAACGTTTTTAAAAATATTTAGTGGTCTTGTATCTCTACCAATCATAGGTAAAGTTTTAAAACCATTAAAAGTTGGTAAGACAGTAACCAAAGTTCCAATAATTAAAACTGGAGATGTACCAGGTAAACCAGAGTGGTTTGATCAACTAGTTAACAAAGTTATTTTAGAGGGAGATGATGTAACTAAAAAATTTGCAACTCAAGAACGACAAGTTGTACACATGAAAAAAATTGACGACGATACAAGTGTTACAGTAACACAAGATTTAAACGATGGTTCTATTATGGTTGATGTAGATGATCCAGTTAGAAACGTTATGGGAGAAGGACCTGGTTTTAACCCAGACACAAGTTTAATAATGAGACTTAAAAAAGGGCAAGCTGACGAAACTACAAAAGGTACACCTGCTGATGAGTTTGATTTTACAGAAAATGACATGAGAAACTACATGGATGGTCCTGATGATTATACAACAGAGTTTACAGAAAATACTGTAAACAAGATGAGTGACCTAACTTCTGATTTAAGTAAGATTGAGAGTTATGCTACTGGTAAAGGACCTACAATGAAACAAATTGTAGAGTCTAAAAAAAGAAGAGAAATGGTTAAACTTGCAGAAGAGAACCCAGCAGAGTATGCATCTGGACGTGGTCCTGAGTTTGATCCACCAGAACCAGATGACTTTGCATCAGGCGGCATCGCTAGAATGTTAGGTGAGTAATGGACGAGTTAGACTCAATCATTAGACAGATCAACGAAGAGTTTGGTGAAGAAACAATCGCAACTGCAAGTGAAACACCAAGACCACAATCATCTTTAGACAAAGAAGCTTTTGACGATTTCAATAAACGTAATCCAATGGCCGGGGGTGGTCGTATTAATTTCTATAAAGGTATGTCAGCTGATAAAGCAAAAAAAAAAATAAAGCTTAAAGAACCTGTAACTCTTACAGGTAAAGCAGGTGATAGAAAACTTACAGCGAAACAAATTGATGCGTTAGATCCAAATTATTTAGGAGACTTTGAGGGAGGAAATTTAGAAAGAGCTAAAAAAGTTTATAAAAGTGGAACGCCAGGTAGTGTTATTGATGATGCGATTGAAATTAGAAATATCATTGTAAATAATAAAGGTAATATATTTGGACTAGAAGAGCTTGGAGAAAAAGCAGAAATTTTTGGAGAAGGCTCAAGAAAAAGTGGAAAAGGTAATAGACCGGATATTAGAAAAGTAAAAGCTGCATTAGAAGTTGCTAAAGATAATTTTCCTGAAATAGCAAATTTTAAATTTGTTACAGATAGATATAAAATTGATGGAAGTCAAAGACAGCAATTAAATATGGTTGTTGATACAATTAAAGCTTATCAAAATTCAACAGGTAATGACAAGTTAGCTAATTTTTTACCTGAAAATATGGGCTCATATTATACTAGAGTTATAGAAAAAGGCCCTAAAAAATTACCTGGAAAACCAGAACAAGGTTTGTACATTAAAATGTACAACTTTGGTCCTGAACAAATAAAATATATTTCAGATAGAATCACTGATGAAACTGCACAAAACTTTACATCTAAAGATTATAAAAATTTAGTAACAGATGTTAAAAAATATAGAGCGAGTGTCTCAAGTGATAAACGTCAGTTTACTAGAGCAATAGAAATGAATGCTGACATTAAAAAACTTTACGATGATAAGGTGATACAAAATTTAATTAGAGGAGATTTAGATAACAAAGCTAAAAGACAAATTTTAAATAGAACCGTTAATTTACTAGGTGATGATATATCTGTTGCAAGTAAAAGATTATTTATGATGGCACAGTCTATAGCAGGAACTAGAAATATTGAAGGAATTGCTGTTGAGAAAGATTTAGGTAAAAAAATAATAGATACACAAAGGCTTGTTGGTAAATCAGGAAATGGTTATGCTTTTTCTGGTTTGGTTTATGATCACTATGGAAAAGTTATAGATCAAGCTTTAAATTCTCCAAAAGGAAAATCTTTTATAGGATATTATCAAAAAGAAATTAGAAATGCGTTAGATAAAGGTTTAGTTCCTGATGAAATATTTAGCGTTACAGCTTCTGCTAGAAGAGGATTAGAACCTTATGCAATTTTTACTCAAGCTCTAGACGCAGATGTTAATTCTAGAATAAAAGGAGCAAGTTTAGATAGTTTGTTAAGCACAACTCATAGAAATTTACAAAATATATTTCAAGGTAAAACGTATGATAAATTAAATACAGCAGAGAAAAAAGCAGTGCAAGATCTTGTTACTACTTATGAGAATGCAAAAAAAGATGTTGTTAAAGATTTAAAACCAAGTATTAAAAAAACTATTCAACTTCCAGAATTTGATCTTAAAAATCCACCAAGTAAATCAATAGCTAATTATGCTTCATACGATAAAAATTTACAAAGTGCTTTTGATAAATCATATAAAAACGTTGGCTACAGCATGAAAGTTACGAAGGGTATGAAAACTCAAAAAGAATTTTTAGATAATCTTTTATTAAAACTTTCTGGACAAATAGATAAAGATTGTGCACAAGCAGTTGCAAACGGAGGCCGTATAGGACTACAGGCTATTGGATCTAGAAGTGTATGTATTACAAAAGCAAAAAATTATGCACGAGATCAAGTTGCAAAAGGAGTTACTGATAAAGGTGTAAAAGGAAGTTTAATTAAAAGAATTTTTAATACAACAAATAATTTTGTAAAATCTGCTTTAGATCCAAAAGAGTTGTTTGATATTAAAAAACAATTTTTTAGCAAGGGTGCAATAGCATCATTACCTATCTTTGATGCAGGAATAGCTGCTTATGAAGCCACTGCTATGAATAAACCTATAAAAGAGGCTGTGTCTGACACATTAACTTTTGGATCAATACCTCGTGCCATGGGTATAGGAATGGATACATCTCAAGTTATACAAGCAAAAAATTTATTAAATAATTCCAACCTATCACCCGCAGGAAAAGAATATGCACAACTAATAATAGATTTAGGAGAGTATGAAAAAATGCAAAGTGATGTTACAGGAGGTGTTACTAAAAAATTTAACAAGTTTAATGAATTACGAAATAAAATTAAAAATGCATCTACAGCTGGTAAGTTTGATTTTCAATCTTTGTTAGATGAAACTCAAGCAACTCAATTAGCAAAAGATAGTTATTCTCCTTTGATAGGTAGTTTAGGAGATCCTCTTAAAAATAGAGCGACTGTTGAACGTACTGGAACAAGACAAGGTAAAGGTCCTGTTAAAATAGATTTAAGTCCTGTAACATATGAAAATTTTCAACCAAACATTCCAGCAAAAGAAGAGTTTGACAAATATCTTAAAAATATAGGAATGATAGGACAAGATGAGATGTTAACAGAAAAAGGTTATCAAGAAAACTTTTATAAACCTGCTAAGTTTGAACAATTAATGGAAACACGTGGTTTTAAAGGCACTCAAGATAAATTTGCAACAGGTGGCCGTGTTGGTTTTAGAAAAGGATTATTAGCTTTAATAAATAAAAGTGTTAAGTCAACACCAAAAGATACAACTCCAGATTTAGATGCTCTAATTAAAAAAACACTTGATGAAGATTTCTTTGATAAAAAAGATAGAATTGTAGATATATTAAATGCAAAAGCTGCTAGAGAGAGAAAAAAATATTCGTACAATCAACAAGTTCAAGAAGAACCAAGTCAGTTAAATTTTTATGATGACATTGTGCAATCTAATTTTAAAGATAAAACAGGTCCTTTCTTTGATTATCAAAAAAGAAAAAACAAAGCGGGTGGTGGTTTATTAAAACAAGCGGGCGATAGATCAGGTGCACCACCTGAATCAGGGCCAAATCCACAAGGGTTGCAAGGTCTATTAAATCGTGTTAAGAAGATATAGGAGTAATAAATGGCAGATATAGATAAAGGACTCCCTAACACTCGTACGAAAATTGAAATCCCTTCAGAAGAAGAGATGCAAGAAGTTAGTGTTCAGGAAGAAGAAGTAGAAAAAGGACCAGTTGAAGTAGTACCAGAAGAAGATGGCGGTGCAACGATTGACTTTGAACCGGGAGCTATTAACATACCGGGCACAGAAAATCATTTTGATAACCTAGCAGATATTTTACCAGAAGAAAATTTAGAGCCGATTGGAAATGAAATGGTTCAAAATTTTATGGACTACAAAGGTTCGAGAAAAGATTGGGAGAACGCTTACACAACTGGTTTAGATCTTTTAGGATTTAAATACGAAAACAGAACAGAACCGTTTCAAGGAGCTTCAGGTGCAACGCACCCAGTTCTTGCAGAAGCGGTAACACAGTTTCAAGCACAAGCTTATAAAGAATTATTACCTGCAGATGGACCTGTAAGAACAGACATCATAGGTGTTAAAAATCCTGCAACAGAACAACAGTCTGAACGTGTAAAAGATTACATGAACTATTTGATAATGGATCAAATGAAAGAGTATGAATCAGAATTTGATTCTATGTTATTTCATTTACCATTAGCTGGATCAACTTTTAAAAAAGTATACTACGACGTACCTATGGGTAGAGTAGTATCTAAGTTTGTACCAGCAGATGAATTAATCGTTCCGTATACTGCTACCTCATTAGAAGATGCGGAAGCGATTATTCATACAGTAAAGATTTCAGAAAACGAATTAAGGAAACAACAAGTCAATGGTTTCTACACTGACGTAGAGTTAGGTCCTCCAGGTACAGATATAAATGGAGAACTTTCTAAAAAAGAACGTGAGTTGGAAGGCACTAAAAAAACAGGTAAGAACGAACCTGTATACACTTTGTTAGAGTGCCATGTAAATTTAGACTTAGAAGGTTTCGAAGATGTTGGTAAAGATGGTGAACCAACAGGAATAAAATTACCTTACATCGTAACAGTCGAGGAAGGTAGTAGGAAAGTTCTTT